AAATTTGAGGACTTACATGAGGATGTTGATCAGCACTCCATTTCTGATCATATCCAAGTCATCACACGGGTTCGTGTCACAACACTGCAGCCACCATCGCGCCCACCTTCGCCACTGTCTGCGCAACCTTGATCCCCTTTCCGACGTATTTAGCAGCCTTTGCCAGGCCCTTCTTTATCGTCTTCATATGATTATGATTGCGGTGCAACAGCGGAAACTGTGACCAAATCTGCAAACCTCGGTTCACCATGTACTGGTCATACACGGCATTGGAGGGCATAGCGAGCACGTTGTCAGGCACGTAACCCAGCACGACGACCATCTTGATGTTCATTTGCGGGCGATCACCACCGGCGGCAGTTGAAACACTCGTGTAATTACCATAAATGCTCTGCCAAGGGGCGAAATTCCCGATCTTGTCCATCGTTCCGTAGTCGGCCGCGTTCATCGGCGCCAGAAACCCGATAAAACCCTCGTCCAATTTGCAGTTCAAGCCATAACGCTCGTCCTTCTGCAGCGCGACGATCCTTCCACGACCCAACATTGTGGCACCCACTGTGGATATTGGCTTTTCCACAAGAGCCAGGGTGCCAGATTGCTGCATCGTGCCCGACCACTCAAACCAAACAGCAACTCCGAGCAGCGCAATTGCGCCCGTGGAACACAAACCATGAACTCCAGCCACGTCGTCGGGGGTCAACCCGATCGCAACCATGTTCGAGTAAAGATCCACGAACAGGCCGTTGGCGTTAGTTCCATTGATGTCCACCGAGAGGTGTTCAACCGTGATCGGCGAAAGAAAGTACGCCGAAATGTGCACACGTGACGCGACTGAGCTGGTGTTGCCAGACCAACCAGCTGTGCCGCTTGTCGTTGACTCGAGCACGCCCAAAGGCACACTCCACGAAGCACCATTAGAAATGGTGTTAACCCCGTCGGTGGCTTCCATCTGGAGCGTGATGGATTCACCGGAAACGAGGTGCCTCGAAAGTACAATGTCAAAGTCGCACAGGCCGCCAGATCCAGCAGTCTTGTCCGTGTGCCACCAGCCAGTTGTCGTGTTGTTGCCAGAGTCATCCAAATTAGAATGTGGAACAATGACACCTCCGCTGCGAATGGGCGCAGCGAAAATGCCAGTGATAGTCTTGAGCGCAATTAAGCCGCCATCAAACTTTCCATTGTAAGTTGAACCGGTCCCGACATTCTCCACAGGCAGAAACATAGCAGGCAGGTGCGGGTCTGCCCCAGCCGCCGCACTCGCGAGCAGCGGATCGAACTCGAGCGCCACGTTCACAACAGTGTCATCGACCTCTACAGTGATCATCGAATCATCAAGTCGCGGATGGACCGCGAAGTTGCCGCTAGCGGCAGTGGTGATAAGTTGTGTGTGTTTGATCGTTCCAACGTTGAGAGCCGTGCCTTTCGGGTTGACTTCGATGCCCGGCACGCCCAAAAGACAATCCACGATCGGATTGCTTTCTTCAAGCAGTGCCAGGCTAGGGGCTTTTGAAACCGCCACCGACTTGGTTGTCTTGCCACGGGTAACAGGCATGGTGGTAGTGAAATCCGTTCGATATTGGATCTCAGATAGATGTTGTGCACTACGTAGAATGCTTTACACCTTGGAGTGCTAACTCCCTATGGCGCAGGACGTGACTCCTGACTTCACTGACTCCTCAATCAGTGGGTAACCTAGTGCACCGTTGACTACGAACCATAAGGCACGCACTCGCGATCTTCCTTAGGAAGATACGCGTAGTCAACGCTAGCCATCTTTCGGATCAGCGGATGTGCCCACACAGAGGAGGCACCATCCACAATAGACGGCCGGTGTTTCCAAAAATCATCAATTTCAGTGACGCTGGTATCGTACCGAGACACAGCGAATCGAAACCAATCGGTTGACGATTTTTGATTCAGCAGAGCTGCACGATCGGGATCCGTGCACGAGAAGCCATACACCATTGCATGAGCTTGCTCCTCCGTGTAGCCTCGGAACTCGTCGGTTTGGGGCAACCAAGCGAGCAACCTCTGCATGAAGTAATCTTTGGGAAAAGATTTCAGCATGCAAGCCACATTAGAAAGAAATTCTACCGTGTCGACTCCATTGGTGCTTGAGGGCGGAGTCAAACTCTTGAAAATCTTGATAACGCGCGATGGCAGTGGCGTGAAAACGCACACAAAATCCTTCGCCACAAAATCTCCAAGAATATACCAGTACGACTTGAGAAAGTCGCCCGGCAACACTTGAGCGTCACACCTCGGGTCCCAGGGTGCCGTGAACACCTTAGCCGAATACCCGCGCAGCGCATACACATCCCTGAGCATCTCAGCGCTGAACACGCATGAGGTGGAATGCACAATTGCCATTATCAATCCGGTGATAGTGTTGCGCCACGTGGTCGTGACGGAACCTGTGCTCAACACCCGATATCCAATGCGACTGACAATAAATTGAACCAACTTGTCTTTGCTTGCGAACTTCAAAGCAGCTTGTGTCTCGTTAACGAGGCTTGCAATTGCAGCGGCGTCGACGCCCCACGCAGCCATAACCTCCTCCTGAGCGGAGAGGGCCGGATTGCGTGTGGATTTGTCGCATTTGGTGATGTCCACCATAATGACAACATACGTTCCGTCGCCGAGCTTACAGATCGACCAGCCATCGTCCCCTGATATGAGATATAAACGATCGTTCATTTCG